ATACTAGGCAGCGGTGCAATTAATATCAATGGTTCCTCTACTACTGTACAGGTATCAGGGTCACCTAGTGTAGATGCTGCTGATACACCTGAAGCTGCAGCACTCGCTCAATATGCACCAGTAGAAACTATAATTGACAGTATAACTACAACAAGAATAGCACCAGATTTTCCTTCCAATGCAAAAAGAATGTCTGCAGAAGAGATGTCTTTATATTCTAACGATGGTACAGCACCTAATCCTAAAGCAATTGCAGCAGCTGTTGGTAATAAAGGTGCAGGAGTTCCCGTCACTCTGCAAGGAGCAGGTACAGCAGAGCCAGTAGCAAGCAGCCCTAATGATATACCTGCAGGTATATCTACATCTAATGGTAAATCAGAACAGAATCCTCTCACAGTACCTTCTTCTATTTTTAATTCTAGTCAAAAAATATCACGACATTTTACTGTAGGTCATATAGTTGGTTTAAGAAAAGCACCAGGAGATATATCTACTCAACAAGCAATTCTTAAAGAAGCAATGAATACTGCATGGAATATTTTAGATCCTCTAGTTGAAAAATATGGAAGTAGATTTCAGATAACTAGCTGGTATAGACCTGTAGGTTCACCTAATCATGTGACTGGAGGAGCAGTAGATTTTAGAGCTGCAGTTAAACATGATACATCATTAACAGGTGAGCTAGCAACATTTATTAGAGATTATCTTCCATATAAACAATTGTTTTTAGAAAAGAATGATTCTCCAGGCATCCATTGCCATGTATGGGCTGCTCCAGCTGGAAGTGGCGCTAGTGGGAACGTTTTAACCTGCACAGATCAACTATGTAAAAATAAAGTACCTGGCCTTCAATTAACAGTTGCACAAGCAGCTCTACAGAAAGCTGGAGGTCGCATAGCATAATGGTTGAAGTATATAGTTCTGATACTATTGCATTTATACAAAGAGGCATTTTTCAACAGCCAGGTTATTATGGCAATCAAGAGAACACGGCTTCTAATCAAGGTTTTAATTCAGCAGTAGGTATTGCATCAGCAGCAGTAGGTTTTGCTAGTCTTCTTAAAAAACAAGCACCACCACCACCAACATATGTAAGATCTAAAACTAATTATATATTAACTACACTAGAAAAACAAGCTATCTATAATAGATCACAGCAATTAGCAGCTTATGGTGTAGTACCGTATGATGTACTAGAGAACTTTTTTTATGTGTTAGCTGCAACAGAGAATCATAGTGATCTTATTTTTATATCTAATGTAGTAGGTATACCGCAATTAGCAGAAAAAAGATACATTAGAAACGTTAGAGGTATATGTGAGATAGATGATATCTATAAGATAGGATATCTTGCTAATGGTTTAGCTTCAGTTAATCAAAGATATGCTCCTCAATATAGCGGTGCTGAATACTATACTGATGCAAACCAATCATCTTATGGTAATATCAACAATGCATTGAACCTATCTACTGAATTAGGTGTATTAGGTCCTATAATTCTTTCTGCTGCAACTAATCTAGCAGGCAGTGGTACTTATCTTGCTGCAGCTCCTAACCTTTCTTCTGCTTCTATTATAGGTGCTGTTAATGGAGTAGGTTCATTATATGGTAATTCTGGTGTTTCACTCTCTCCAACTACCATAGGAGCAATTTTAAATCCTACTGCTACGATTGCTAATCAAGTAACATCTGCTGGATTATCAGCAGTCTCTAACCTTCTAAATGCTACACCATTAGGTGGTGCGCTTGCTGCTTTTGGTCCTCTCGGGGGTATAGCAGGTGCTGCAGTGCTTTCTCAGATAGGCGGTAATGCAGTTGGTAGCTTTATGTCTCAAGTATTAACAGGAACTAGAATAGCTAGCTCACAGATAGCTAATAATCCTATGCTAACACCACCATCATACGCAGGCAAGAGTTTCTTTGGTGAAGCACCAGTTGCTCTACCTGCTATCGATCAGGTATTCTGCAGAAGTATAGGAGCTTTTAGCGCTTCTTCAGGGGGCAATGGCGTAGTTAGCTTTGGAATGCAAAATTTTGCTTCTATGGGTAGCGCTATGTCAGTTGCATCACTAGTAAGCAATATGCTGACAGGATCATTTAGTATTCCTTCTCCAACTACATTTTTTGGTAATCAAGTTGCTCAGAACATAACTAATGTATGCAATGTATTAAACGTGAAAGCAACTTCTAATATTGAACCTCGCCGATCAGATAATACAATACCTTTCATGATAGGTATGAGTGCAGCAATTGCAGGTGAGACATTTACACCTTTCGGATCCACACCATTCACTACAGGTTGGAAGCTTGCTTCATCTACTGCTAATGATATACAAAAATACAATCCACAATACCTAGAAACATGTAGAACCTCTTTATAAATAATTTAATGACGACAGTAACACTTTACACAGATTTAACTACTAATTTTACAATTCATCCTATCAAGGGTGATTTAGTGTTGTTAAAAAACGAAGAAGCAGTAAAAAGATCAATCCGTAATTTAATCTTAACAGATCCTTACGAGAGATTTTTTAATCCTCTTCTTAGTACAGGTATAAATGCTAGCTTATTTGATAATATAGGTAGAGATACTGAGAGCATTTTAAAAATAAAAGTTACAGAGATAATAGAAAATTTTGAACCAAGAGCTAATATCATCAAGGTAGGCATAAAAGCCTTGCCAGATGATAATTCATATAGCGTTAGTATTATTTTCTCTATTAATAATAATACACGTCCAATTAATTTAGATTTTGTTCTAAGAAGAGTAAGGTAATATGGCTAATCAAGGATTTTTAGATGTTTCTGAGCTAAGTTTTGATGGTATTAAGAATAATCTTAAAACATATCTTCAAAATCAAGCTATATTTAGTGACTATAATTTTGAAGGTTCTAATTTAAGTGCATTATTAGATATATTATCTTATAATACTTACATGAATTCTTATTACCTTAACATGGTAGGTAGTGAATCATTTTTAGATACATCAGTAATTAAAAGTTCAGTAATATCACATGCTAAAGAATTAAATTATGTTCCTAGATCAAGAGCTTCTGCTAGAGCTAAAGTTACCTTTAATATTAATTCTGGTGCTGCATCACCTCAATTTATTATTATTCCAGAAAACTATGTTGTAAAGACGACTGTAGATAATATCACTATGGATTTTACTACTGATGAACCTATTGTTATCTATCCTCAAAACGGGCTTTATATAAGCGATCCTTCATTTATATATGAAGGCAAAATAGTCAATGAATATTTTACTGTCAATACAGGTACTAGATTTACACTCAAGTCTGAATATGTAGATACTAACAGCATTAAGGTATATGTTCAAACATCTACAAACGATACCACAACAGTAGAATATACGTTAGCGGAGAGCTTAATAGGTATCAGCAATCAATCTAAAAGTTTTTTTATTCAAGGATATAAAAGCAATCAATATGAAATAATTTTTGGTGATGATGTTTCCGGTAAAGCAGTAAATATAGGTAATATAGTAAGAATTAAATATAGATCAACGAATGGTGTTCTTGGCAATAGAGCTAGCTCGTTTGCCTCTACTTCATTAATTGACAATCTCTATAATATGTCTTTAACTGTTCAAACTATAGCTGCAGATGGCGCAGAAGCTGAAACTTTAGAATCAATAAAATTTTATGCTCCTAGGCATTTTACTACTCAGTATAGAGCAGTGACTAGAGATGATTATATTAATCTTATAAGAGAGCGATATCCACAGATTCAAACGGTTAACGTATATGGTGGAGAAGAAGCAGATCCTCCTCAGTATGGAAGAGTCTTAATTTCTTTAATTCCTAACAGTACAGCCCCTCTTGTCTCTGATGAGCTTAAAGAAGATATTATTTCTTATTTAAAAACAAGAAGTATAACTACAGAACCTATTGTTATAGATCCAGAATATCTTTATGCTGAAGTTGATACTACTGTGCTTTATGATCCAACTATAACTACTAAGACAGTAGCTGCTATAAAATCAGCTGTCAGCACTGCTATACAATCTTACAACACTACATATCTAACAGAGTTTGGCAATGATTTAAGAAAATCAAAATTAATTTCTATGATTGATGCAGCTGATCCTTGCATAATTAGCAATCAAACATCATTAAGAGCTGTATATAAG